TTTTTACTAAGAAAGTACTAAAAGAACTAACTAATGGAGATAAATCAGAATTTGCTAAGAATATATTGAAACTTTCTACATCAAGATTGTATAAAAAGTTTTGTAAAGAATTCTCTATTCAATTAGCTAAAAAAGGTCTTTCAAATGAAAGAGGACTTTGGAAAAAGTATTTCGAAGCAGCTAAGAAATTAGGAATTATTGCTATCGATTATAGATACAAAGATTATGAAATGAAAATCTTTGAAAAAGCAGTAAAGAACAATTTCAAGATGATAAAATCTATGCCTAATGAAGTAATGAAAACTTTCAAAGAAAAAGGTGTTCAGAAACTTTTACAACAAGTTGTTGAAGGTTCATTAGGTAGAAAAGCTTTCTATAATGCTCTAAAAGAGCACGGAAGTAAGAAAGCTGGAGTAATTGCAAGGACTGAAACTGCTAAACTGCAGTCAGTAATAACAGAATATAGAGCTACTAATCTAGGTTCTGTAGCATACATTTGGAGGTCATCTCATGATAAAAGAACAAGACCTTCACATGTACAAATGAATAATGTTATAGTATTTTTTAGAAAGCAAGAAGAAAAGCCTCTTAGAGATGGAATGAGAGGAAATGCTGGAGAATTTCCAAATTGTAGATGTACTATATTACCTATACTTGACAAACGTGATTTAAAGAAAAATTCATATCAAGTATATGATTATAGAACTGATACAATTACTACTATGCCTACTAAAATGATACTACAATATTTAGAAAATGGTTCGTTAGATAACCTACAAAACTAACAGAAAGAGGACAATATGACAATTAAAAGTAATACTTACAGATTACAAGAATTAGTAAATGTAATCGAAAACAACATCAAGCAAACTGAAGATGCTATTAAATTACATAAGGAAATGTATGATATCTTAAAGGAAGCTAAAAGAACTAATGTTTCTGATGAATATCTTCATGATGTTTTAGGCACTACTATTGAAAGTCTAGAACAATCTATCAACAAGAAGCAATTTGACTTACAATTAGTTAAAGACATTCTTGCAAGATGCGATGCTCATAAGAATGATGAGTTCAATGAAATTGATGCAGTAGTTACAATGATGTTACATGTATTTACAGATATCAAGATTGAAGAAGTAAATCCTGAAGAAACTAAGCAAACTTCTGAAAATACAGTGGAGGCTTAATAATGGATGAAATTGAAAAGATTTTACGAAAGGAACTGTATAAAAGATCGCTATATGACTTTGTTAGAGATTTCTGGCATTGTGCAGACCCATCTCAATTTGTTGATGGTCATGTAGTACAATTTTTCTGTGAAACTTTTCAATACTTCTGTAGAAAATGGGTAGGCTATGAAGAAATTGATATTCAAGTTCCTAAGATAGATGAAAATACTGATGTAATAGATGTAAGACAATCTAAACAGAATTTGAATATCAATATTCCTCCTCGTCATACAAAAACAATGATTTTCAATGTTTTTGGACCAACTTGGTTATGGCTATTCTATCCTATAATTGCAACAACTGTTTCACATACTACTGCCTTGGCTAATGATGCTCATAGTAAAAGAGCTAAACTTATTCATTCTCCAGAATTCCAAGAATTGTATGGAGATATCATTCATCTTACATCAGAAGCAAGAGGTGCTTGTAAAACTGAAGAAGGTGGAGATTTAAGATGTCAAGCAAGAGAGTCTTTCACAGGATTTGGTTCTGATATCATTATTAACGATGACTTAACAAATGCAGAAACTGCAAGAAGAGATAAAGCTGAAATGGCTTCTGCTTGGTCATACTTTCAAAATACCATGCCTTCAAGAATTAACAATCGTGAAAAAATGTTAATCATGAACATTCAACAAAGATTGGCACCAAATGATATTACTGGACACATTTTAGAAAATCCAAAACTATCTGCAAGATATACACACATAGTTATACCTGCAATATTTGAAAAAGATACATATTTAGTTTGTCCTATCACAGGTGATATCTTTTTCTATAAAAAAGGTTCGTCTTTATGGCCAGAAAGATTTCCAGACAATTATGAAGGATTAAGAGATGAAGTCGGTGAAAGTGTATTCCAAACACAATATCTTCAAAAGCCACAGTCTTCTGATATGATTATCATTTCTCAAGATATGATAAATGAAAAAGACAAAACAGAAGTTCCTGATATTTCTGATGCAGATATGATATACGCATCTCATGACTTCCCTGTAAAAGATAAAGATACATCAGATTATCTTGGTAGTGTATTAGCTTACAAAGTAGGTGCTACATTATACATAAAAGATTGTTTAGAAAAAAGAATGGCTTATGTAGCTTCAGTCAACTATGTTGTTCAATTAGATACATTCTATCCTGGTATCATTCAAGTAATAGAAGATAAAGCTAATGGCTCACCTATTCTACAACAATTGCAAGATGAAGTTCCTGGAATGAAAGCATTTCAACCTGGTACAGCTTCAAAAACTCAAAGACTTGAGTCAGCATCTATGTATATGGGAAATGTAGTATTTGTCAAAACTAAATTTGATAAGTTATCTCAATCTTACATATTATCTGACAATCTAGTGAATTTGATTAATAGACTTCAAGCATTTCCATTAGTAGAACATGATGATATATGTGATGCATTCTCACAATTGTTGTTATTCGTATTCATGGATAGAAGATACATGGTTTATGGTAGGTCATTCAATGATAAGAACATTTGTAAGGCTTCAGAAATGCAAGGTTTAGATTATTCTAATATTTTCTTCAATAAAGAAGGAGATATTTGGAAAGTTGCTGATATCGCAATTAAGTATGAAGAACACTCTAAACTAGTTATGTTAAGAGAATTACAATTTAAAGCTTCAATTACTGATGCTATAGAAAAGATAGTTGAATTTGCAGGAGATAAGAAAGTCTTTATTGATTGTAGTGCTACAGAAGCTATGAGAGGATTTGTATCAGAAAACTTTACAGTAGATAGATATGAGTCTGAAGACTTTGACAAAGATGTTGTAGAAATGAATTCAATCTTCAACAAGAAGTTAGCATTAATTGATGAAAAATGTAAATTGACAAAAGCTGATATTGAAAACTTCAAATATAGCAAATCTAAAGATGAAACTGTTAAATATGCTTCAAAAAAGGATGGATTTGTAGCATGTTTAAGAGTAGCATTAAAATTCTACGGCGGAATATACTAAAACGTTAATTCTGAGAAACCGAAAAGTTATTAATAATATAATTATATTAATCGGTTTCTCAGAATATCTTAAATTATCATCAGAGTATGAACAATCTAACAAATTTACTCAATTAATTACCTCCAATATAATTATAAAGTCGATACAAGATTGTTCATACTCTAATGATAATTTTTGATAATACTTTGTTATAAACTATAAAAATCTTTTATAATAAAATGTAAAATACATATGTACTTTTGATTAAAAGTATTATACAATTATAATATAAAATAATAATATTAAATTGGAGGTACTTATTATGAAAGGACAAAGACAAGCTAAATTTTACATTCAACATTGTAATTCATCAGATTATCTATCAAACGAACTTCAAATTACTTGCAAAGATTATTGGAGTGAATTTGATAATTGTAAGAAATATATGGAAGACCATAACAAACAAGTTAAAGAGGAATACGATGAGTATGAACAAGAATATATGATGTATAACTACAGAGAAACATTCTTTGAAGGTGATAATTACACAAAGACTGAAAGAATATTCGATTTTCAATGTCATACAGTATATCTAATTGAAATTAGATGCAAGGAAGGCTTCCATTTTAAGACTAAGAAGGAGATGAAGTAATATGAGAGAAGAATGGATTAGATATTATGAATATCTTGAAGAATTAAGACAATCAGGTGAAACTAACATGTTTGGTGCTACACCATATCTTCAAGACCAATTCGGTTTAGATAGAAATGAAGCTTCATTAATTCTTAAAGATTGGATGGACAACTATCAAGAAATTTCAACAAAGTTAGGATGGTCAAGATAATGAAAATAAGTCAATTAGATGAATTATTAGGTAAGAAAATAGCAGTTTACTTACAAGATGATAAAGGAATATCTCACAAATATGTAGGAACTGTTTCATCAGTAAATATGAAAGACGAACTTGGAAACACTTTCAAACTTTTGAAATTAGAACAAGTAGTAAAAGACAATATTAAGATTGTTGATGATATTCA